TATGGCTATCATCACTTACCAAGATCTTGCTACCTACATGAATAAAACATTCACAAGTGGTGAGCAATCAGCAGCCAACACAATGATTGGCGCATTAGAACGTGAACTATCTGGGATCTTAAACAGGTCTCTTACTGGAACTTCCATTACAGGTGAAGCGCACATCCTTCAACGCAACCAACATCAAATTTTCTTAAAAGAATACCCAGTCATTTCAGTGACTTCATTGAAGATAGGGGACCTTGGGTCTGAGGTAACTCAAACATTAAGCGATTTTGATATTTACAGTTGGGGTATTGATGGCATATTTGCTACAACCCAAGGCACTAGCGCTCTTGTTTCTTACACAGCAGGCATGAGCACAAAAGAACAGCAACAATTAGAAGCGTTAATGCTTCGGGTGACGGCCAGAGAGATGTCACAAATCTTGGCTGACGCTCAAGGATTGGAGCGTTTACGTGCTGAAGGTGTTGACATGACATTTGCCAATAGGGGCGCTTCGGGATTTTCAGATGACGACCTGCGTTGGGTACGACGATACAGACGCAGGGGCGTTTACTAATGAGAGGCGCTACAGATTCCCTAACAATAAGAAGCCGCACTTCATCAGTCGATGCTGAAGGCCAAGTCTCTTACTCAAACTCTGACACAACAGTGAGCGGTCGGATAATGATAAGAAATGCTGACGCTGTAGACATCGGTGGTATGCGTGCATCTCAACCAGAGGCAGTTGCTTGGGTTCCCACTGGGACTTCAGTAAGTGACGCTGATCAAATTGTTGTTTCTGGTATGGATTCTTTCCTTAACGGAACGTGGGAGATACAAGGCGTACAATATAACCGAGCCCACTATCGGTTGTTTCTATTGGGAGCGAGGACGTAATGCCTAAAGCACGTGCTTACATAGCCCCTCCTTTTGATAACCCAGTAGCCCTTCAAAAAGCAATCATTGGTAATGCGTTGCGGGTTTACAATGGCGGTTCACGTGGTTTAGGAGTAGCCGGTAAAAAGATTGGCACTCTTTATTCTCAAACAATTCAAGCGGGTTATAGCAACCCTGGAACAGTGGCTCGTCATCCTGGCGGCAAAAAATATTGGAACTCGGAATTGAAGCGCAACACAAAGGCTTCACGACCCGGTGATCCTCCAGCGTTACAAACTGGTGAGTTGATGGGCAGTGTTAGATGGTCTTCAAGCAGGGTTCCGATTAAAGGCCCTGGTGGAAAGATGATGAAAGGTTTTGGGAAAACAGTTATCCAAGTTTTTTCGACCATGGAATATTCTGCTCATCTTGAAAAAGGGACTTCAACAGTTGCGATGCGTCCTTTATGGATGCCAACTCGCAACAATCCGCAAGTTTGGAAAATGATCCAAACGTGGACAAAGCGGTGGTTTATCCAAGCGGAAAGAGCAGAGGCAGCCAAACTACGCTCAGGCGTGTATGGCTCTCAAATGGGTAAACAGGTTTTAAGAGGAGGGGGTTAAACGATGGCTAGTGTCGCTTCCGCAGTTAGAACAAAACTGACTACTGCATCCATAACAAATGTCGGGACAAAAGTTTACAGAGACTTTGCTCCTGATGAAATCACAATGCCTTTTGTGACTTTTGTCAGTGACATTTCACGAGTCTCAGTTTTAGAAGGAGGCGGGGTTGTCAGAGCACGTCAGCAAACAATGGCTGTTGATCTTTGGCAACAACTTTCTGGTGAAAGTGTCGGTCTAATAGAAGAAGTAATTGCTGCTATCGACGGTGCAGAGTTAACTGGCGTAGATAAGACTGTGTTTCAATGTAAGGTTACTGATGTGAACAGAATGGTGGAATTAGACACTGACGTGTGCCATCACTCTGTCACCCTAGACGTGGTGCATTCAAACTAATGGCTTTTACAACTATCACCGTAACAGGTACTTATTTACAGGCAGATAACTCAACTCCTGCTACTGGTAACGTCACGTTTATTGCTGCGACTACGATGACAGACTCATCTAATAATCAGATCGTTGCACCAACTCTAGTTACAGGAACTTTGAATGGTTCTGGAACTTTTAGTGTCTCACTTACTGCTACTGATGATTCAACGACACAACCAACTGGTGTTACTTATGAAGTAACTGAGAACATTGATGGCGCTGGACAGAATAAATACAACATTGCTGTACCACAAAACTCCCCATCAGCGACTCTTGATCTTGCAGACGTTACGCCTGCTGTTACTCCAATCACCGAACATAATTATGCGACGCAAGCATATGTGTCAACTTCAATAGCCAGTCAGACGGCCTATACGCACACCCAGGAATCACCCGCAACAACTTGGTCAGTTACGCACAATTTAGGGTTCCAACCTAGTGTTTTTGTGGTGGATACATCAGATAATGTGTGTTACGGAGATGTGACGTACAACAGTGTTAATGCACTAACGATCACCTTCGCACAATCGTTCGGCGGAAAGGCGTATCTTTCATAGTAGGAAGATCGTAAAAATTTAGACCCTTGGGGGCTGCCGAATGCCAAAATATTTGGTCAATCTTGACCTAAATCAGAACCAACTAATAAAGCCTCGTATAGAGAATCTGGCTAGTGCCCCTGCGAGCCCAGTCACTGGGCAGATGTACTACAACACATCTAACAACACTCTTAACTTTTATAACGGGACCTCATGGATAAACCTCGCTGAAGGCGACATCGAATCTGTCACGGCGGGCACGGGACTCTCGGGAGGTGGGGTCCAGGGAGACGTTACGATAAACATTGCAGATACTTCGGTTACTGCAAATGCTTATGGTAGTGCTACTGCGATTCCAACTTTCACTGTTGATGCCCAGGGTCGTTTAACCGCTGCCGCTGATGTCAATATAGCGATCCCCAATTCTCAAATAACAGACTTCCAAGAAGCCGTAGAAGATGTTGCTGGTGCCCTTATCTCGGGAACAGCAAACGAAGTATCGGTTACCTATACAGATGGGTCAGGCACTCTTGTTGTCGGTCTTCCTGATGATGTAACAATCGGACAACACCTAACTGTTACAGGTAACCTAACTGTCAACGGCACAACCACTGAAGTCAACTCAACGACACTGACTGTTGATGACAAAAACATTGAGTTGGGTTCAACTGCGTCCCCATCAAACACAACTGCTGATGGTGGCGGTATCACCCTTAAAGGCACAAGCGATAAAACAATCCTTTGGACTGACGCAAGCGACTCTTGGGACTTTAACCAGCATGTCAATGTTGCATCAGGTTATGACTTCAAAATTAATGGTGCCTCTGTTCTAAGCAACAGCACGCTTGGTTCTGGGGTTGTTAACTCTAGCCTTCAACAACTTGGCACTATCAGTTCCGGTGTTTGGCAAGGTACCGATGTTGGGGTAGCCCACGGTGGTACTGGTGCCTCCCTCCCAGCAGACGCTAGGGCAAACCTTGGCATTATCGAAAAAGTCACTGAGACAATCGGTGATGGTTCTGCTACATCATTCGCTATAACACATAACAGATCGACTACCGATGTCGTAGTCGAGGTTTACGACGCATCATCAAATGACACAGTTTTCGCCAACGTGAATCGTAACTCCACCAGCCAGGTGACAGTTTCATTCGCTTCGGCACCGGCAACCAACGCTTACAAAGTAGTAGTTATCGGTTAGTAACCAGATCCCTTAACCGCCCTGCGGGGTGGAGCGGGGCCTATAAAAGAAGGAATAGTTGAGGCTATGCCCAAGTTTGTAGAGCGAATAACCGCTCAAACATTTGCATCCGCTGCATCGACAGCGTTAGATATCTTCGTTTCTGGCGATTCCAATGCCAGAGTCGCAGTTGATGCTGGTGGCAAATTAACTTGGGGCTCCGGCAGTGGTGCCGGTGATGTCACTTTGTATCGGTCAGCAGCAAATGCTTTGAAGACTGACGATACGTTTGAAGGTGCCGCTGGCCTTATCACCCTTACTACTTCAGGTAAACCCACTGGCGCTTTAGCCGATGGTGCTATCGCAGTAGACACAACGAACAAGGCTCTGTACTTCAGAGCGGACAGCGCCTGGAATGCAAGCAATTCTTTATCTCTCACTGATGCGGATGGTGGGGATTCAGCGGCTTGGATCAGGTATCAAATAGCAGCAGACGGCGGCGCTAACGGCGCATCGCTATAGGAGAATAAAATGCCAGCATTAATTCAGTTCAGAAGGGACACGGCATCCAACTGGACATCTAATAATCCGACATTGGCGAACGGTGAATTTGCTATAGAAACGGATACCACGAAGTATAAGATCGGGGACGGAAGCACTGCTTGGACGTCGCTTGCTTATGGTGGTCTAGGGTCAATTGACTCTGCCCTCATTGATGCTAAAGGTGACCTCATTGTAGGTTCCGCTGATAACACAACCGCCCGAGTTGCCGTTGGCTCGAATGGACAGGTTCTTGTTGCTGATAGTGCCCAAACCGCTGGCGTGAAATGGGTATCACAAGAGAGCATTGTTAACTGGCATGAAGCCGTCAAGTTGGGTACCGCTGCTGCACTTCCTAACTCGCCGACTTATGACAATGGGACATCTGGTGTCGGGGCGACACTCACCGCTGGTTCCAATATCCGCCTTGTCGTAGATGGTGCCAATGCTACGACTGGAGACCGTGTTCTTGTCCAAGACCAGTCCACTGCCGCTCACAACGGTATTTATGATGTAACCAATCAGGGTGCCGCTTCCGGCTCACCTGCCGCATGGGTGCTGACTCGTGCTATTGACTTTGATGGAAGCCCAACTGGGCAGATCAAATCAGGCGAATCAGTTTATGTGCTCTCTGGCTCTACTAATAGTGGCCAGGGGTTTGTGGTTACATCCACAAGTGACCCACACACTGTGGGTACCCACGACATAACCATGACCCAGTTCACTGGAACTCAAGCGTTTACCGCTGGCACGACTTTAACAATCACTGGTAACACTATCGACCACGATGCGTCTGGCGCATCGGCGGGATCGTATGGCAGTGCCACCGAAGTGCCTGGTTACACTGTCGATGCTCAAGGTCATTTAACTGCGGCATCCAACACAACAATCGCCATTCCTTCAACAGCGGTCACAGATTTCACTGAGGCTGTTCAAGATGTTTCTGGTGCACAACTAGGAACGAATGGTTCACACACCGGTATTTCTGCTACTTACGATGATGCAGGAGACGGAGCGGTTGATCTCTCTTTAACTTCTTCTGGGGTTACTGCTGCCTCTTATGGCAGTGTTACTGCGGTAGGCACTTTCACAGTTGATGCTTATGGCCGCTTAACTGCCGCCGCTGATGCAACAATTGCTATCCCTTCGACAGCAGTAACTGATTTCACTGAAGCAACACAAGATGTTTCAGGTGCACAGTTAGCAACAAACGGTAGCCACACGGGTATCACCGCTACATATGACGACGCCGGTGACGGAGCAATTGACTTGGCTTTGGTTACAGAGAATGTCCAAGACATCTCTGGCGCACAGTTAGCGACAAACGGTTCTCATAGCGGCATCACGGCCACATATGACGATGCAGGCGATGGGGCAATCGACTTAAAAGTCACCGAAGTTTACGACGGTGATGGGGATTCCAAAATTCACTGGGATACAGATGACGTTCTGTCATTCACTTTTGCTGGCAGTGAGAAAGGATCGTTTGGGGTTGATTCCGTTACCTTCACACAAGCAAATGCTGCTTTTGGGGAAACTCTTACTTTATGGGAAACGGGCGGCGGTGCTGGCCCTAGCCCCAAGATTGATCTGAAGAACGACAGCAACTCTGCTGCGAATGATGACCAACTAGGTCAAATAAACTTTTATGGTAACGATTCAGGCGGCTCTAGTGCAGGTAATGAAAATGTTTATGCCTCTATAACGGGCGTTATACAGGATGCAAGCGCTAGTGGAGAGGACGGAATAATCCGTTCTGCCGTTTCTATCGCTGGCACGATGACAACGATTGCTGATGTTATGGAATCGGGTGTGAACCTTGCCACTGGCAAAGGGATACTCGTCAATGGCACAAGCATCCTGACT